AATCTTTCCATGAAAGGTTGCTCAAGATATTTAGCCTGAGTTGGTGCGTTGTGCTGGTAGTACATAATCTCATGGACATAAAGCGCATAAGGCGCGGCTGGTCCACCGAAGAAAATATCAACTCCTATGCCTGTTGGCATATTCATAGGGGCTGAAACTCCACCCGAACCGCGTAGAGCGCCCGTATCAATAGGGGTCAAAACCATGGCTTTAGCGAAAATCATGTTGGCTTCTTCAAGGATTACTTGACCGACTATTTTGCCAGCATCTCGACCAGAGACTTCCAGCATATTGCGGAGTTCCTGAGCGCCTTCCAACTCAAAGGTAAAGGTCTGAGCCATAGTTATCGCCCGAAGCGTATGACTGTGTGATGCGCTCCATTTTCATCCGCGATATTGTCTACTCCATTGATAGTAAAGGTATCTGCGCCCACAACCATTCTGTGAGATGTGGTGATAGTTGTCCGTGGACCTCTAGTAATAAAGCGCCCAATGTCTGTTACTTCAATTCCTTGGACATCGCGTGTTCGAACTGTGTCGTAGATTAGGCGACCAGTAGCAGTAACTTCAGCACCCGCAAAGGTAGCCTTGTTGTACTTATCAACTGCGCTCTTAGCCGTGAATACCACGGTATCGGTCATAAACTCAGCAACTTTGTCGTAGATAGCATCTGCCATGGCTATCCCCCTACTCTACGATGCGTGTTTCGTAGTAAGAGTTTGGATTGTCCATTGAGCCAACTACAAAGTCTGTGTTGAAATCAGTAGTTGTTTTGTCATCCGTGGACTTGATTGCATCTGCCTTAGCCCATGGGCGAGGAGGAGATTTACGCATCTTACGAAGTAATAAACTATTAGCCAACTCTTTGTAATGGGAAACTTTTGAACTGTAGGACTCTGAAACCGAGATGTCGCCAACACTCTTTGAAGTGCTATCGGCTAGACGGGCAAAGCGAGCGATAAGAATTTCAGCCAACTCACGCGCCGCTTCATAAGCATCGCCTGACCATTCAGTAATAACATAACTGATTTCTTCGTCTGAGAAAAGAGCATCTGTTGATGTAACATCGTTTAGAAGAAAACGAACATAATTTCGAGTGGAGGTACTTGGGTCTCCTGAATAAGTAAAAGTCATTACATACCGCCGAGCATTAACATTGTGGTTCTAGCAAGATTTAAGGTTTGCTTAACATTGACTGCATCTGTATCTACCGCTTCGGAAGCATCACCAAGACCAGTAATTTTGTAACTTCCAGCCGCAAGCGCATTGCCTAGGGTTCCGCTGGTAATAGTCGAACTGGTAATTGTTGCGCTAGTTATTGCCGTGATTCCCGCTAGGTTTCCAGTCGTAATAACTGTTCCGCTTGCATTTGGAAATGTAATTACGCGGTCAGCCGTTGGGTCTACTACAGTTAAAGTAGTTTCAAAACCATTATCTGTTGAACCTTCAAAATTTACTTCAGTCGGAACTTGAATATTTCCAGTAAAAATTGCTCCTGATAAGGTTGCATAACTATCAAACTTTGTATCTACATCCGTAGCCAAATTTTGAATATCGGTATGGATAGCAGGGTTATCTCCTGCGCTTGGATAGCGCAAACCTTTTGTTGTTGTACCTGCCATTTTATACTCCTATTACTCAGTAATTTCTAGCCAAGATAAAGTTTCTTCATCCCATGAATAACGCTTGTCATCTGTTGGCATAGGAGTTGGCGCTTCCCACAAATAAGTATTTGAGTTTTTTGTCCAAGATGGGTATGGCTGAGGAGGAGCAAAACCGATACCATCAAATGTATATCCAATGCCAGCGTAATTCTTATGGATAGGGAACTTGCCGCTTGAATGAACTCCACCTGATGTATTGTAAGAAGTTTGAACCCACTCACCACCTAGATTTTGTTCACACCAATCTGGTCCATCAGCCACAATTACTTGTGTGACTACACCATCTTCTACTTTTGCATAGTGACCCATTTATTTATCCTTATCTTCGCCGTATAGCGTTACTGTGTTTACTAACTTAACATCGCGCTTTGTAACGATGCCACCTTTTTCGTCTAGTTGAGACTTAGCAGTTGCTTCATCATCTGCAATGATGTGTACCAACATAACAACTTCGTATGAAAAACATTGCGCTGGTTTAGTTTCTTTAATTTTAGTTACATTTGACATGTATTCTCCTTACTTGAGGTATCTGATAATAACGCAACCTGAACCGCCGTTTGCGCCTTGTGTAGTTTGACCTACTGTTGAGTTATATCCACAACCACCACCACCGCCACCTGTTGTTGGCATACCAGCCTGTCCATTAACTTGTGTAGAAGAAGCGTAGGCTCCATTACCGCCACCGCCATAACCACCGTTACGAATATTTTGTGTTTGACTTAGGAAGTTACCGCCAGCACCGCCACCAGCAAACCACCAAGTACTTGAAATTTTTTCACCAAAACCAGTAGCCGCACCCCAAGAAGAATAAGTACTTACGCCGTTACCACCAGCACCAGCGTAATTAGGAGTTGCTGCCGCACCTGCCGCACCTGCTCCGCCACCACCGCCAGGTGGTGAGAAAGTATTAGCGTTACCACCGCCACCATTATTTCCTTGTCCTGAAGTTCCAGTACCGCCTGAAGTATTAGCGGCACCTGCGCCACCGCCACCCGAACCACCATCAGAACCGTTTGCGCCAGTTCCAGCAGTTAATGATGAACCACCACCACCGCCGCCTACGCCAGCAGTTAAACCTTGAAAACTAGAATTAGAACCATTAGAACCATTAGATGTTGTATAAGAAGCCACACCGCCACCGCCAACAGTAATCGTATAACCAGTTGCGGATAAAGACTGATTTGTAAATGCTATTAGTCCACCAGCACCGCCACCGCCACCACCGCCACCACCTGCGTAGAAACCAGCACCGCCACCGCCAGCAACAACAAGAATATCTGCGGTAATAGATTGTGTAGGAGTAAATGTTCCAGATGAACTAAATGCGTGATACCAATAAGTATTATCAGTAGTTATTAAACCACCAGTTGCTTTTTGTCCATCAACAGGATAAGCAGTATATAAATTGCTACTTCCATTAAATGTGTGAATTGTATTTCCACCTGATGAACTTACAGTTCCACCGATTGCTTTTTGTGTTCCAGCGTAAGAAAGAATAACAATACCTGAACCACCAGCACCAGCAGTTGGAGTTCCTGAACTATGGCTTGCGGCTCCACCGCCTCCACCGCCTAGGTTTGCAGACCCGTTACCACCACTACCTGCGATTGAACCGCCACTACCACCGCCACCTGAACCACCTGCTCCGCCTGTGCCGTTATAAGAACCACCACCACCGCCACCTGCGTAAGTTACAGATGAACCTGAAATTGAGTTAGCAGTTCCATTACCACCAGCACCACCTTGTGAGTTTCCTGCGCCGTTTCCACCAGCAGAGGAAGCACCGCCACCGCCACCGCCGTCATCACCTGCGCCAGTTCCACCATTAGAACCTTCGCTTGGTGAATAACCGCCAGCGTTACCTGTTGCATAATTTCCTGCGCTATTTAACGAACCACCGCCTGAACCACCGTTAAAACCTTTACCTGCAACACCGTCTACTCGCTTACCTTCCATACCAGCACCACCACCGCCAGTAGCAGAAATTGTGCTAAATGATGAATCAAAACCACTATTACCAGTAACAAGTAAATTAACTGTATATCCTGTATTAGCACCACCAGCGCCAACAATGACAGGATAATTTGTGCTTGCAGTAACACTTAGATTAGTAGCAGTTCTATAACCACCAGCACCGCCACCTGCGCCACCTGCATTGGGTCCTGCCTGTGAACCTGACCCACCACCAGCAACTACTAAAAGATTATCAATTTGTGTAAGAGTAGAAATTGCTGGTGCAAAGATTCTCATACCGCCAAAACCTCTAGCGGAGCCTCCTGCTAATGAACCAATAATCGGCATTATAAAATCTCCTGATTAGGCGAACTTGGTTTGTGTTTCTAGGACTGTAAATGTAGCAGAAGCGGTCTTGATAATTGTAAAAGAGTAAGCATCAATAGCCGAAGCATTACCACCTGTAATAGCGGCAGGAACTTTAGGAGTTACTGATGAACCATCAATTTGAAATGCGCTTGGATAATAAGCAGTTGTGCCATTTGTATTAAGCCAAACAACAGTAAGTGAGTCACCTACTTGCATAAAAGTATTTAACGAAACGGTTGCCGAATATCTAAAGTTTAGAGTG